GCAATGGCTGAAAATCGTCTCGCTCGGGAACTTGAGTCTCGGGAAAACAAGGTAAGGAAGATGGCTTGGGCACCGCCTGAGACGCTTCCCAAGCCCAAAGCGCAAGCTGGTTGGGTATACCGGTGGATTCGGACTTCCATGATGGGTCAGGCTGACCCGACGAACATGTCCGCAAAGCTTCGTGAAGGTTGGGAGCCTGTGAAGGCCGAAGACCATCCGGAGATGATGTATCAGGCCGATCCGAATACCAAGTTCAAGGGTAACATCGAGATCGGCGGCTTGCTGTTGTGCAAGGCCCCTGAAGAGCTTCGTGACCAGCGTAATTCGTATTACAACCGTCAGGCGGAGTCGCAGATGGAAGCCGTGGACAACAGCTTCATGAGAACGGAAGACAAGAGGATGCCGCTGTTCAACGAACGCCGTTCCTCGACCTCTTTCGGTAACGGTAAGTAATTCACTTTTAAGGAGCCAAAATGGCATACCCCACGATTGATGCCCCCTACGGGTTCAAGCCGGTCAATTTGATCGGTGGACTCCCGTTTGCGGGTGCTACCCGGCAGATCAATATCGCGTCGAACTACGGCACGTCCATCTACAACGGTGACGTGGTCCAGATCGACACCAGCGGTAACGTTCTGATCAGCGCCATGACCGGTGCTACCACCTCGGCTGTTGCGGGCACCATCGGTGTCTTCCTCGGCTGCTCGTACACGAACCCCTCGACGAAGCAGAAGCTGTTTGCGCAGTACTACCCTGCCAGCACGGTTGCTTCGGACATCGTGGCTTACGTGTGCGATGACCCGAACGCCCTGTTCAAGGTTGTGAACGTCACGGGTACCACCGCTGACGGCGCTGCCTCGGGCCTCCTCCCGGCGTATGTCTCGCGTGCCAATGCGATGGGTGCGAACGTTGCGTTCGTCCCGAACACGGGCCTCGCTTCCACCGGCAACAGCCGTCAGGCGGTCTACGCGAACAACGTCACCACCAGCCTTCCGTTCCGCGTCGTTGATGTGGTGCCGGATACGGCTAACTCGTCTGGCAACTTCGTTGAGTTGATTGTCAAGTGGAACTTCGGTTACCACTCGTACAACAACGCTACCGGCATCTAAGGGAGCAGTAACACATGGCTATTTCTCGCGCACAACTCCTCAAGGAGCTGCTCCCCGGCCTGAACGCGCTGTTCGGCATGGAGTACAAGACCTACGGCGAAGAGCACAAGGAGATCTACGAGCAGGAGAACTCCGAGCGTTCGTTTGAAGAAGAGACCAAGCTCTCGGGCTTCAGCGCCGCCCCGGTGAAGACCGAAGGTTCCGCCATTGCGTACGACAATGCGCAGGAAGCGTGGACCGCTCGTTACAACCACGAGACGATTGCTCTGGGCTTCTCGATCACCGAAGAGGCGGTTGAGGACAACCTGTACGACTCGCTCTCGAAGCGTTACACCAAGGCTCTGGCTCGCGCCATGGCCTACACCAAGCAGGTCAAGGCGGCGTCGGTGCTCAACACCGCGTTCTCCGGTGGCCCGACTGGTGGTGACGGCGTTTCGCTGTGCAACACCGCTCACCCGCTGGTCTCTGGCGGCACCAACAGCAACACGTTCACGACTCAGGCTGACCTGAACGAAACGTCGCTGGAAGCTGCTGTCATCCAGATCGCCGCGTGGACGGACGAGCGTGGTCTGCTGATCGCTGCCAAGCCCCGCAAGCTCATCGTTCCGCCGGGACTGATGTTCGTCGCCAAGCGTCTGCTGGACACGGAGCTCCGTGTCGGCACGACTGACAACGACATCAACGCCCTCAAGGCGATGGGTTCTATTCCGGAAGGCTACAAGGTCAATCACTTCCTGACTGACCCGAATGGCTGGTTCCTGATGACCGACGTGCCGAATGGTCTGAAGCACTTCGTCCGCACCCCGCTGGCTAACAGCATGGACGGCGACTTCGACACCGGCAACGTGCGGTACAAGAGCCGCGAGCGTTACAGCTTCGGCTGGAGCGATCCGCTCGGCATCTTCGGCTCGCAGGGTGCCTGATGACGGAAGGGGTCAGGTCGCCCTGACCCCTTCTTGCTGGGATTACCAGCTACGTAGACCGACCCAGCGGACAATGTGCTGACTACGTAGCGACTTGCACATAAGGAACTTTTAAATGGGTATTGCAACGCATCTTGGCCCTTGGCTGCTCGGCACCGTCCGCAGCACGACGGGCACCACCGCTGGCACGGTTCGTAATCTTGGCGCGACTACGGTTGGACAGCCCTTTACCGTTACGGTGACCGCTGGCAATTTGACCGGTAGCCTCGGGTTCCTTCCCGCTGGATCGGTTGTCACGGCGGCGTATTTGTACGTCTCCACCGCGTTTAACGGTACTCCTTCCATCTCCTTCGCGGTGGCAGGCACGACTGTTACGGCTACTCCGACGTTTACGGCGGGTGTATTCAACGGGACGCTTGCTCTGACGCAGACGGCTGGTGCGGCTGCTGTTCTGGCTAACGTCGGCGCGACTGACGCTGCGGTGACCTACTCGGTGTCCGGCGCTGGTACGAACAGCGGCGTGTTCACGTTTGTCATTGAGTACCTCGTCCGTAACTCTGACGGCACGATTTACCCGACCTCGTACACTGGTCCGTGATTGTAGGGGGTTAGGCAATGCCTAAGAACACCAACTATAGCCCGACCTTTCCCATGTACCCCGGTGGGGGTAGAGCAATTACGCCGAGTGATACGGTGAACTTGACCTACCCCTCCGTGGTTTATGTGGGCGTTGCTGGAAACGTGCGTGTCCTCACTGCACAGGGCGATGACGTGACTTTCACGGGCGTCCTTGGCGGTACGGTCATTCCGGTTCAGGTGATCCGTGTCTATGCCACGAACACCACCGCGACGAACATGGTTGGCATCTACTGAGGACAAGCCGTGGCCTACGGTCTTGCTTTTGGCTTCCCGCGCAACACCACGGCAGCGGCGGCGGCATCGCCGTTCGCGACGCTTGGACCCACGCTTGACCTCAGTTTTGTGGGGCTATCCAGCAGCGGGTTGCCAAACGACAACGACTCGCTTGACCTGAACTTTGTCGGTAATCAGTACTCGGTATCCGCTCCGTACATGGTATGGAGCGGGTCTTCTCTGGTTCCGGAAAACTTTCAGGACATCATCACGTTCGGTCGTGCTTCCACCGGCACCTACATTAACTCGTCCGGCTACATCACGACCTCGGGCATCAACAACTACCTGACGTACTCGCAGCGTTTCGATAACGCGGCGTGGACGCCAAAGAACAATCTTGATGTACAGACGAACCTGCTGTTGTATAGCGAGCAGTTCAACAACGCTGCGTGGATTGGTGGCGGCGCCACAGTAACTCCAAACGTAATTACCGCGCCCGATGGCAATGTCGCCGCAGACGCAATTGTAGAAGATGGCACGACAGGCACCCATCGAATCTATCAAAGCGTCACAACTATCGGCGCACCGACATTTAGCGTTTACGCAAAAGCCGGTACGCGCTCATGGCTGCAATTGCAGGACATTTCAGGAACAAAACGCGCATGGTTTGACCTTGCAAACGGCGTAGTTGGAACGGTTAGCGCAGGCGTCACGGCAACTATTTCGGCGGTTGCTGGATATGCTGGATGGTATCGTTGCGCTGTCGCAATCAACACAACCAGCACTATTTACCTTATTGAAGCCGCAAGCGCAGACAACACTACAACGTACACAGGCGTAAACGGCAATACGGCGCTGTATGTCTGGGGCGCTCAACTTGTCATCGGTTTGACCCCCGGCGACTATCAAGCCACGACTACTACCGCTTTGCCGGTTAACTACCTTGCGCCTGACGGCACTTTGACTGCACAACTTGCGGTTGGAAATGGTGTAAACGCAGTTCACGAATTCAGGCAAACGTACACTACAACCACTACGGCAACTGGCAATAGCGAGTTTGTTTTTTCTGCTTACTTCAAGCAGGGTACGGATCGGTACGCTTTTATCTACGCACTTGGTCGCAACGTCACTGATGATAACTCTGACATTACTTATATTGACCTGCAAACTGGAACAATAACGAATGCTACCGGACTTGGAACGAGGGCAACGATAACTGCCGCTCCAAACGGATATTATCGTGTTGCCATGCCCGTTACTGGCTACCCAAACAGTACAAACATTGAAGTTCGTCTTGCTATTGCAAATACGCCAAATGTTCAGGCAAGCACTGCTTCCGGTGGCGTCTACATGTGGGGCGCTCAACTTGAACCCGGCAGCAACCTCGGTTCGTACTGGCCCACGACTGCGAACGTCTACAACGCCCCGCGCTTCGACTATAGCCCCGACACTCGTGGGCTTGGCGCTGAACTTGTGGTCAACGGCGATTTCAGTTCATCCACGGGGTGGACCCTTGGCGCTGGTGGCGTGTCCATCTCGGCTGGCACTGCCATCTTCTCGGCGGTCAACTCCAGCACCGCGCTGTATCGTTCCGCGTCTGTCAGCGTCGGCAAAACGTATCAGTTCACGGTGGTGGTCAACTCGGTCACCGCTGGTGGTCTCCAGCCTCGTCTGTTTGGTGGCGGTACGCCGGTCACAATCACCTCGGC